GGATGCGGATGGAGATGACATTCCGTTTTAACTAATGCTTTCTTGCTAACCTACACAGGTCAGTCCCGTAGGTTTCAGGAATAAGGGATTGTAGCGGCAACTATGTGTGCTGGTTATCATTTGACCCCGTGAGGTAACTACATAAAACCTCACACCCCATTTTATAAATATATGAACGAAATTATAACAGACTACTTGGACGCAAAGCAACTGGCTGACAGGCTAACTGCACTGGAGTTGCACTCCACTAGCGAGTTGGCTAGGCTGGAGCAAGAACGTGACGAGGATATATCTCAAATCGCACAGGCAGAGTGCAGGGCAGAACGATTCTGCCAAGAACGTGATGAGGCTAGGGATGCTATTTTAGGTTGGGAGAACAAATGGAAGTGCGCTATTGACATGGCAGCAAGAGCAGAATTGGAACGGGATGAGGCTAGGGAGTTGGCACAGCAAATGTCAGAAAGCAACCAAGTCCTACAGGCTGAAGTTAGAGACTACCGCAAAAAGGAAAAAGCAAATCCATTTTATAAATACTAACTATGAATGACCCACTATACACAGCAGAAGTAGAACGACTAAAGGACTGCGACAAGGACTATCGCTCCATTGCCGCACAGTTGTCTGTATTCTGCTCCGCTGCTATATTTGCACTAAGATCATCCAACAAGGAATTGGAGGACGCACAGATCAAAGCTGAGATCATTCCAGACCCGTTCGCTGAACAGGCAATCGATGATATGTTCAAGAACTACCTAGAGGCACTACGGGACTATCCTGAGCTAATGGCAATCGCACTCAAATTCATTCAGCAATCACGATAATGAATTCTGTTGAAATAAACCTAAATGCAAACGAAGTTTTAGTTGCTGGATACATTGGAATGAGACGCAACGCTGAAGCATCCTTCAGAAAAAGATCACCTCGTTTTCCTGAAAAAAAAGTAGGTGAATTATGGGGATTCCATATTGAAGCAGCCCATGCTGAATGTGCCGTTGCAAAACACCTTGGTATTTATTGGGGATTTGGAGTGAATACATTCCACGTTGAGGATATCGTGAATACAGGCATTGAGGTTAGGTGGTCATCTCGAAACGATGTAAAAATTAGACCTGATGACGAAGGTTTAATTATTTCGGTAACTGGCAAATGTCCAACTTATTATATTATGGGATGGATAAATTCAAACGATGCTAAAAAACAAGAATACTACTACCCAAACCCACCACCATGTTACTTTGTTCCGCATAACAATTTAAACCCAATCGAAACGCTACCAATAAAATGAAAACATACCTAGCAAAATGGCCTGATGGCACAATATCAGTACTGCAAGCGAAAACCTTAGTGGATCTGTTCTGGGATCTCGATGCAGAAGCAAACCCATTAGAAGCGAAAGTGTTTGAACTACCAAAACGATTCCACCTTGCAACTTGCATAGTTAACAATGAAATACAAGTCGATGAAATGTATTGTGAAGATGAACGCAATCTAAAGGAAGTCCTCTTTCCAGATACCATCATTAAAGATGCTTACACTGCTAATAGTCTAGATAAGGTATAATCCCACACAATCACTCACAACTATACCCGCAATGAACGACTATTGGAATGACCCACCAGAACAAGACGAAATACCAGAATGCTGCGACAACGTCATGGAAGTGGATGATCACGGCAACTGCAAGTGCATCACCTGCGGCAAAACAATCGAAGCACAACAGGATCCCAAACCAGAAGATTACCTAATCGAACAATGAACTGGACAACTGAACAACTCAAAGAGAAAGGCTACACACTCGCACCTGACGGACATTACTACTATGCAGACAACTATAAACCTCCATCTCGCAGGTTACTTGACACCCTCGTTAAACACGCTCCTAAACGCTCACTGGACAAAGTACCAAAAGCAAAAGCTACTAGCAAGGACTGCACTGCTAAGTGCAATCCGCTCTACACTCTCTCAATTACCAGATACTCCACAAAAACACTCGACGTGGACAATCTTGCAGGAGGCTGCAAACCACTTATCGACCAAATCCGATACGCACACCTCATCCCGGACGATAACCCCGAAAGCGTCAACATCACGTTCTCGCAAGTTAAAGTCCGCACCCAAGCAGAGCAACGAACTGAAATCAAAATTACCCAAGCGTAAACCTAAACCCAAGCAACCATATGAGCTTTAAACCATCCAAGAAAATGGGTAGACCACCAGAGTATAACGAGGAAATCGCAGAGGAAATCTGTGAGCGACTTTCAATAGGTCAAACACTCTCATCCATCTGTAACCTCGAAGGTATGCCAAACTATTCCACAGTATGGCGTTGGGAATCTTCTAACGAAAACTTTCGCAACAAATCCGCACACGCAAGAAAAATCGGCACTCACGCACTAGCAGATGATTGTATTCGCATAGCTGATGATCCAATGCTAGACGCAGCAGAGAAGCGAGTACGCATCGATACTAGGCTGCGATTACTAGGTAAATGGAACGCACGTCAGTACGGAGACAAAATCGAAATCGAGAACACGAATGCCAAGCCACTCAACGTCACATTCACAATCGGTGATAGAAGTGCTGAACCCATTGAGCTAATCCAAGGCAGGGAACCAGAGGAGAAATGCCAAGCCACTCAACGTCACATTGACGATCGGTGATCGATGGAAGGGAACCAGAGGAGAAGCAACTGCGGATCGAAGCGACTGGAGAGGATCATGTGGGATAGCGAACGATCTGCTAATGCATTTTAACCACAAAAACACTGATGTTGTCGATAATAATCACCATATAGTGGCAATATATTTTAAAATCACCATATATAGGGTTTATCGATAAATGGTCAAATTATGCCCAAAGTGCAGTTCTACGACCCATGTGATGGAATGCCGTGACCTCGGCAATCGATTTTCGAGACGTAGATATTGCAATAACCAGAAGTGCCTGCATAGGTACTCAACATATGAAGTGAGCGCACAAGACTATTATAGTTTGAAACAAGTCAACAACATGAAAGCAAAACTAACAGAGATCCTAGAGAACCTATGAAAACGCATGAGATAACACCAGAGATGCGTATAATCCAGCAACAAAAGCAGGAGATTAGAGAATTGAGGCAAATCATCCATGAATTGCAACGTGACGTAAATAAGCAGAAGTCCTTGATCAACAAGCTGAAGAATAGGGAAAATAATCAATAACTTCACATAACAGCAGTAGTACATAATGAAAACAGAAAAAATGAGATTCCACGCACTTGGGCTTCCACACACAGTTACAAGCAAAGAGTTTAACGCCTGTGCCTACACGCAGAAGGTGGTCAAATTTGGCAAGATGATGACCAACAGGGGCCATGAGGTCATCCACTATGGTCATGAGGATAGCCTTCTGGGTTGCACGGAACACGTCAGCGTCCTGACCAACGAGGACTTCGCTAAGAGTTATGGATCCCATGACTGGAGGAAGACGTTCTTCAAGTTCGATACCAATGATCACGCATACAAGACGTTTTACGCAAACGCCATTCGGGAGGTAGGTTTTAGAAAGAAAAAGAATGACTTTATTCTTCCATTTTGGGGCAGCGGAGTCAGACCGATATGTGATGCACACCAACATGATATGATTGTAGTTGAGCCGGGGATAGGGTACGCTGGTGGTCACTGGGCTAAGTGGAAGGTTTGGGAAAGCTATGCCATCTACCATGCGTTCTGCGGTATGGGTGCAGTGGGAAGATGCCAGCAGGATAACTATTCCGTGGTGATCCCGAACTACTTTGATATCGATGACTTCACCTTCAATGACCAGAAGGAAGACTATTTCCTGTACCTTGGCAGGGTCTACTCTGGCAAAGGAGTTGATATTGCAATCGATGCAACGCGCAGAGCAGGAGTGAAACTGATTGTAGCGGGTCAGAAGGAAGCAGGGTATACATTCCCACCTCACGTTGAGTATGTGGGCTATGCTGACGTTCCTAAGCGAAAGGAACTCATGTCTAAAGCCAAGGCATCATTCCTGCCTAGCCAGTACGTTGAGCCATTCGGTGGAGTGCAGATCGAGAACCTATTGAGCGGAACCCCAACCATCACGTCAGATTGGGGATCCTTCGCTGAGAACAACCTACACGGAGTCACTGGGTATCGATGCCGAACGATGGGTGATTACGTCGATGCAATCAAAAACATTGATAGGATCAGACCAGCGGACTGCCGTGCATTTGGGGAGAACTTCACGCTTGAGAAGGTTGCACCGAGGTACGAGAAGTACTTTCAAGACGTGCTAGACGTGTACAACGGGGCAGGGTGGTATGCTGATGGCAACGGAATCGATGCAATGACAATGACTTACCCATCCAATCACTAACAAACCTTGTGACAAATACTACCCATTATTTATCACAAACAAAAACAATATGAACGATACAACAGAAGAGCTAGACAAGATAACCAAGGAACGTGATAGATGGAAGGATTGCGCTACCAAGTTAGTGGAGTCATCAGGTTGGCATGACCTGTGGCCCCAAGCAGTGGCACACTATCGCAAGCTGAAGGAGGAACTGAAATGAGCGATTACACGTTTGAATCGCAGTACTGGGGAGACTGCTGCAATACGTTCGACGAAGACCAGAAGCACTACGTCTACGCTCGATACATGGGACTGCATCAGGTTGGCTATGGGTTCAGTCTGTCAGGCAAGTCAGTGATCGACATAGGTGGTGGGCCTACGTCGATGCTACTCAAATCAAAAGGACTTGGCAGGGCATTGGTAGTGGATCCGCTCCAGTATCCACAATGGACTTACGCTCGCTACCATGAGCATGGTGTTGAGTGTCTGGTGATGCGAGGTGAGGATGTGGTAGAAGAGGGGTTCGATGAGTGCTGGATTTACAATTGCTTGCAGCATACGGATGACCCTGCGCTAATCATTGCCAACGCACTGCGAGCAGCAAAGGTTCTTCGCGTCTTTGAATGGGTTGACATTGAACCACATGATGGGCATCCGCAGATGATCACGAAAAAGATGCTTGACGAGAGCATAGGACGTGAGGGAAAGTTAGTCCACCTAGCTGAATCAGGTTGCTTCGGCTTGGCATACTTTAACATACATACAAAATGAAATTAACTACACCATACGAGCAGTTTGTGCAGTCCATCGTTAAGCCGGGGCATGATATCCTTGTCCAGCTAACTCCACTTCAGGCATCCATTCTCCACATGGCAGTTGGAGTCAGTGGTGAAGCGGGTGAGTTGCTTGACGCAGTGAAAAAACACGCAGTGTACCAGAAGCAATTAGACTTCGACAACGTGCGGGAAGAGGCAGGAGATATCCTGTTCTACCTTACTGGTTTGCTTAACGAGTTAGGCTTGACGATTAACGAGTGCATTGAGGCCAATGTCGAGAAGCTATCGAAGCGTTACCCAGAGAAACGCTATACCAATGCAGCAGCAATCGCACGGGCAGATAAGCTAGACGTGGTTGAAGAACCAGTTGTGTTGAAGGATGACGATGACTTGGACGGAGTGAAGGTCGAGCGGACTTGCCGCATCGAAGATCCTGAGTGTGAGTCCTGCCAATAAGGTGTCATATATGGGATATATTATCGGCTATATCGTATTAGCAGCCATTATACTGTATGTTGTATACGATGGAATGAAAGGGTTTGACGAGTGAACACACTGGAGCATTACATTCAATACAAGCGGCTCAACGCAACTAAGGTAATGAACGCATTGCAGTTGAATGGAATCATCTCAGACGAGTGCATCTTCCCAGAGGATGTACGGGATTCGGGTCAGGCAGTCTACTGGTTGGAAGATCATATGGGTGAAGTACATAAATCATGAACTGGGACGAATACGCATTGTCGATAGCTGAAGTGGTTGCCAAGAAATCCAAAGACCCGTGGAGGCAGGTTGGTGCTGTGTTGTTGAGGCATGACAACACTGTTGCATCGTGTGGGTATAACGGATTCCCACCGCACATGGAGGAAGACTGGACTGACAGGGATAAGCGTAGGAATTACGTTGTCCATGCAGAGCAGAATGCCTTGCGTCATGTTAAGCCACTGGAGTGCTATCTGCTGGCATCTACAACATTGCCATGCAATAACTGCTTGAAATCGCTTGCATCTTACGGCATTAAACGCATAGTCTATCGTGAGACATATCCAACGGATGAATCAACTACCATGCTTGCAGCTGAATTCAACATTGCACTGATTAACGTATGACAAAAGAAGAACTCTGGAAAGTGTATGTCAACAAGAACCCATCGTTCAACGGACGTGGGAACGTAACCATGTCTGCGAAGGGACTGCGTAAGTTATTCGATACGACTTGGGATATTGCAATGTTCGACGGGGAAGGGGAAGATGAACCAAGATCATATCACAGCAGCAGTGCTAGTCTGGATTCACTGAAGAGCATCTTTGGAATGAAATGATTGAACCAAACATAGCGCAGAAAGCGATTAGCTTCGTGAAGAGTGCAGCGGCATTTGTCCGTGCAGGTATGCCTATTCGGAACGAGGAGCAGATCGAGGAGCGATTGATTGTCTGCAACCAGTGCGTTCACTACGATCCAAAGGCATTTTCTGGTTCTGGCAAGTGCGGTGTTTGTGGATGCAACATGGAGATCAAATTGGTTATGGACACGGAGAGATGTCCATTAGATCATTGGACATGACAAGAGAAGAAGCCCAGCGGAAATCCAACGAGGACTATATGCACGGACGCATCACAAAAGAGGAGTGGGATTTCCAGTTTGAAGAACTAGGAAACGTGCGAGTTTGGAATAAAGATGGTAAAATTCACCAACTAAAGGAGGAACATGAAAGACTCAGACCAGATAACGGAACTACAAAATAAAATTGATAAACTGATTGATACCTACATTGCCGAGTTCGATCTGCCATTGGCAAGCATGGTTGGCATCTTGCAAGTCAAGATCCACGAATTGATTGAGAACTCCATGTATGACGAGGGTGAAGAAGATGATGAGGACGAGGAGGATGAAGAGTGAAATACAATCGCATAGACCAACTAGGAATTGTGATCACGGAGAACCCAATTGATCACATTGAGTTTGATGTGCTAGATAAAGCATTGAAAAATAGTGGAATAGATGCAGACAAGTTCAATGAATACTTTGGGATGCAAACCTGCTATGAGAAGGGATTGTACCCGTGGGACGTTGAGCCAGTCTTGGAGAGAATGATGAGCGGAAAACTAACAGGAACGCAGTTGTACTGGGATTAATTATGAGCAAAGTAGATACATTCATGATGGAAGCGTTGGACGAAATGTTCAAGCGAGTGGGATTTGAAGGATTCGACAAAGAATTCACCCACCAAGAGGATTGGTACACTAAAAAAAGTTGGAGTATGGACGAGTTTAGTGAATACAAGAAGTGGTTTGTGAATAGATTTGCCAAAGTATTCAGAAGCAGTAAAAAGGCTGGAGAGAAGGAATTCGCTTGGTTCAATCTGATGTACGGGTGGAAAGTGAATGAATAAACCTCCGTCAGTTTTACAGGCAATTAACATTGCTACAAGGGTGCGAGCGGAAGCGGAGAAGGATGATATCAATGGAGTCATCTATGCTGCTCAGTTTATACTGACAAATCTTACGAATTCGCAAAAAAAGCAGGTTACACTGGATGAAAAGGTGGCTAGGCAGACTGTGTTAAACTTCGTTCAGCACTTGTTGAAGCACGACCAATTTGAAGCGGCAGCAACAATCTTGTGGGGTTCTGGAGTTTACGATTGGAGGCCACAGAGTGCAGCGGACACTTGGAGGTGCTTGTTTGAGAATGACAAACTATTAGTGCAGGGTGCTGGAGCGATGGGAAAGACGTTCAATGCCGCTGCGTGGTTCCTTCTAGACTGGATGCGAGATCCAGAGTACACCTGTATTAAAGTGGTTTCATTGACCGAGGCACACGCTCAGAGAAACGTATTTGCTGCAATCAAAAACTTCTACAGAACCGCATTGGTTAGACCAGAGTACGAAGGTAGCGAGGACTTGGTAAAGTCAATCCAAGCCAATGACGATGATAAGAACGGAATCCACCTAGTTGCCGTTCCGAAGGGTGATAGCGGAACTGGTACGCTCCGTGGATTCCACCCTTCCCCAAGGCAAAAGCCAGATCCAAAGTGGGGTCAGATGAGTAGGACGCACGTTGTGCTGGACGAAGCTGAAGAGGTTCCTGCTGGAGTTTGGGAAGGTCTGCAAAACATCCTGTCTGCTGCCGATACGAAGGATTCCAAGGGACGCATTAAGATTTTTGGTGCATCGAATCCAAAGGATCGGAATAGTGAATTTGGTAAGAGGTGCGAACCTGCGCGGGGTTGGCAGAGTGTGGACTGCGAAGAAGATTTCGAGTGGGAGAGTAGGGAAGGTTGGCACGTCTTGCGTCTGGATGCAGCAAAGTGCGAAAACGTACTGGAAAAGGAGATTGTGTTCCCCGGATTCCAATCCTACGAGGGATACATGGCATACGAGTCCAAGGGCAGGACTGCCGAATATTTTTGCGCTGATACAGATACGGAAGTTTTATCAAAGCGTGGATGGTTAAAGTACAATCAACTTAATGTTGGAGATACAATTTATACTGTAAATATTGATACTGGTCTTGCTGAATGGCAAGAGGTAAAAGAAGTATTTGCGAAACACTATGATGGGAATCTTGTGTCTATGGAGAGCCGTCACATTTCTGCTCTTGTCACTGCAAATCATAGATGGGCAACCACAAACAAACAGATACTCCAAACAAAGAAAAATCTTCGTCTAAAAATCAAAGAAACATCAAATCTTGCAAAGCACGACATGATTCCGCTGTGCAGAAAGTCTATTGATAATGACAAACAATATGATGAAGATTTTGCAGAACTAATTGGATGGATTGTTACAGATGGTAGCTTTAGTGAATACAATAGAGTTTTTATTTATCAATCTAAAAAAGCAAATCCGCATAAATGCAATAAAATACGCGAGCTTTTAATTAAATTGGGGCATCCGTTTCAAGAAGAAGAATATAATGAAATGGTGCATTTCAAATTTGCGAACAATCTTGGGAGAATGGTTAAAGCCGCAATTCCAAATAAAAAGCTAACCATTGATTTTATTGAAAAGTTAAACAATGAGGGAAGACGCAGGATTTTTGAGTCAATGGTTCTTGGTGATGGTGGAGTTCAAGGTGGTAGCACAAAATACATTTGCACCAAAGATAAGGAACAAGCTGAAGTCTATTCAATTTTGATAAACAGACTTGGCATGGCAAGCCGAATACACGAAAGATTTATTAAAGGTAATTTTATCAAACAAACAAATTACCAGTCCAAAGGATGCACGATGTATTATGTGGATGCGCTTGAAACAAAAAATGTCCGTGTTCAATACATGAACATGAAAGAAGTTTCATATTCTGGAGTTGTCTGGTGTCCAAGAACAGACAACCAAACATTTTTTGCAAGAAGGGATGGGAGGTGCTATTTTACTGGGAACACAATGGCCCGTGGATTCTTCCCGCAGGAAGGTATCTCGATGGCAATCATCACACCTGCCATGATGGATAACGCAATGGGAAACGTGCGGTTTATTGGGCCTGTAGTGCCTCTAGCGGCGTTCGATTTGGCATTGGAAGGGCGAGATCAAGTGGTCTGTTCATTCGGACGATACGGACTCTGTGATGGATGGACTCCGAGGGATGGACAATTCCGCGAATTCAAAAAGCCCAAGACGTGTTTGCAGTTGGATTCGCAAATGCAGTTCCCGAAACTGGCAACCTTGGAACAAACCGCTGAGATCATCCGCTTCGCAAAGGAGATGAGGATTGGAGCGAACTGGTTGTGCGTTGATAGAACTGGAAACGGAGCAGGTATCCACGATGCGTTGAAGTCACTCTATGGAAGCGAAGTCATGGGAGTCAATTATTCATGGGCCAGTTCCGAAACCCATATCTTGGGAGATGACACGCAACGAGCAAATGAATTGTACTCTGGAGTTGTTACTGAATTGATTTTTGGACTTGCTAAGTACCTAGAGTTTGAGTATCTAAAAATCTCACCAAGTTTCCGTACCGAGGAGTTGGTTCGACAAGCAACTTCGCGGCGGTACAAACAGCAGGGGCAGGGTCTTGTACGAGTCGAGAGCAAAGGAGACTTCGTTAAACGGACTAGGCAAAACTCTCCAGATGCTCTGGATTCCCTGTCCCTGCTGGTCTATTTGATGAGGCAACGGGGTGGAGTTGTTGCTACGATGACCGAACCAAAACCAGAAAAGTTTGTTTTCCAGAAAAAGCATACTGGAATTGAAAGTTATGAATTCGTTGATTTCAGCAATTAATTTGATAAATAAGTAAGAATTTGCTTGCAAACATTAAAAAACTGACGTAAAACTCAAAAATTCATGGCAAAACCGATAATTGGAATGATTCCACCGGGGGGTTGGCATTACTACGATGGTGATGCAAAACTCACTGGTCATAGCTATGACAACTTGATTGAGGTTGTCACGAATTTTCGCGCCGAAAACCATTTGCCAGTTGGTGACGTGGAAGGTGACATTAATTCGTACATCTGCTCCAAGAACCCTAATTTCTGTCATGGCGTTGACATGGTAGTTGTAACATCCGTGAATACTCCTAGCCAAAAGACAGAGTTGCTCAATGACATTACTATCTGGGCTAAAAATGTCATCAATTCTACAAAAGAAGTAGCACTTGTATCAAGCGAGTTGGCAGAGCAACGCGCCAAGATTTGTCTTAACTGCAAACAGAACGTCCAGTGGAAGAGTGGTTGCGGTGCTTGCGTGAAGGCAACGGATAGGTTAAGTGCAAGCATTAGACAGGCTAGAGAGACCAAAACGTCCAAGGCACTGGGTGGTTGCTTGTTGCTTCGTCACGACAATAAATCAGCAGTATTCATGTCACGCGACAGCATTTCCCCATCAGACAATTTGCCAGTAGATTGCTGGCTAAATCTCAAATAATATGGCAGATATCACCAAACCAATTCCAGCAGAAGTCACCAACGTCTACGCATCGAAAGCTGCGCGGATTATGAAACCATCGGACAAGCAGAGGATTTCTGAATTGGAAATTGTTGATGATAACGCCACGGGTGACGTTGTAAACCCTGACACATTGCAGGTTAAACGGACGTTTAAAGACTGCCAGCAAGCGCATTCTGCATATCGTAGGTTAAAGCAACAGAATGTAGAAAGAAACCGCAAAAACCAACTTATTCAGAAGAAGCTAAATAATGAACCTCCGTATAGTGCGAAAAAACTGGAAAGTATGGGTCAGAATTGGCGCAGTAATCGCCCAACTGGGTTTCTGTCTACGATGGTTAGCCGCTTACAACCACCATTTAAGCAAGTAATTGAGCAGTCACCTACACTTACCTATTCAAAATATCCACTAGAGGGAGTAAGCGAGGAAAACAAAACAAAGATTTTCCGCGAAGAAATCACAAAATGCATCCGTGGATGGAAGGGTCACGATGATCTAGTAGCTCAAGTCACGCATGAGAACACGACATTTGGCTTTTGTGGAGTGTGTTGGGATGATGTTCGTGATTGGAAACCTGAGTTCCTAAGACAAGACTATACGTTTTTCTCCATTGAAACTCCGCAAGAAGCGGATTCAACTCCGATTTGGGCAAGGAAGCGTCGATATCAGATTGCTGAATTGCTTCCAGTGCTGGAACAACCAAGACTTTCCGCACTTGCAGGTTGGCAAATCAACAACCTCGTCAAAGCAATCAACAACGCAACCCCCGCTGGCAGAACGCTCGATTCTGACGATGACGCTCGACGCTATGAGGACTGGCTGCGCGAAGGATCCTATGGTGCATCTTACGAAAACGATGCAAAATACGTCGAGCTAGGTGAGTTACTCATCAAAGAACCCACGGGTAAGATTAGCCGTTATTTGTTCGATGACAAAAGTGGTGATGAAATCTGCACACAACTCGATAGATACAACAGAATGTCGGACACAATCGCGCTATTCTCTATCGAGATTGGGTCTGGTGCATTGATGTCCTCCCGTGGTGCAGGACGTGATCTTTACAACACGCATATTGCTATCGACAAGGCGAGAAATCTCATTGTCGATAACTCATACTTGCGCGGGATGCTATTACTGAAGAAAGGCCCAACCGCTAAAACAGGCATTCCTCCGCTTCAAGTAATGCATCCTGTAGCATATGTGGCTGAAGGTTATGACGTAGTTCAGTCTGCAATCCCCGCTGACGTAGAAGATTTCATCAAACTCGATCAATTCATGAGTGGATTGGCCGAGATTCAGATGGGAACCTTCCTTCCAAGCAGTGTGATGAACATCACGGGTGGAGATAAGACTGCCAGTGAAGTAAATCGCATTGCTGCCGTTGAGAATCAGATCCGCGAAGGCATCCTAATGCGGTGGGTTAAGCAGTATTCCAAGGCAGTTGAGCGTATGCAGCGTGGAATTTGTCATCCAGAACACGTTAAAGCCGCATCTGAACTAAAAACACAGATTGATTTCGCTCGTTTACAGAATCAAAACGCAATGTGGGCCAAAAAAGAAGTTGTTGAGGCATTTGAACAGGCACAATCCGAGATTCCATCGTTTCTAGTGCCATTTGAGATTCCACGGCATCTCGATGAAGAGGCAGTTTCTTGCGTTTTGTCCATGTTGGAGCGTAATTTGCCTCCTAGCGACATCCTTTTGATGGCATTCTCTCCAGCAGAGGAACTTCTGCCACAAACCGAGGGTCAGGACGCTGCAATTCTTGATCTTCTGATCCAAAGGTACACTGGCAACCCACAAATCAACCAAGATGAGTTGATGAAACTCGATTGGTCACGCAAGGTGGGTGAATCTATTGCCAACCAAGTCATCCTTCCGAAAGATCAGGTCGAAGCAGTGGCAATTGAGGCAACGAGGCAACAAATTATCGAACTTCAGAGCATTATCTCTGGTGAGGACATTCCAGTGTCTCCACGGGACAATGACATCATGCACATCCAGACCATCATGGAGAAGCTATTCCCGCTTATTGCTAATGCTCCAGCAGGGTCGATGCCTCCAGAGATGGTTAAACCCCTACAATCGGCAGTTCAGCACTTTATCACGCACGTCCAGAACGCTGAAGCAAAGGGTGCAGATAAAAAGCAGATTGCCGAATATAAGCGAGCGGTCTCTGAAGCGATTAAGTACCTTACAGCAGGGCAAGCACCAATTTCCGAGGGAGATTTATTTCCAGCAGCAGCAGGCGGTGGAGGTGGAGGAGGTGGACGTAGACCATCGACTGCACAGGCCACCGCCATTGGTGAAGCAGTTGGATTAACGAACCCATCACAAAATAACGCAGTCAACCAAGTTGCTGCACCACCTAAACCCGTAACCGCAGGATAATATTATGCCAGACCGAGCCAAAATCATCAGCCAACTTGCTTCAAAAGGAAAAGAAGCTAAAGCAACAAATTCTAAATTCACAGGAATGGGATCATTGTCAGAATCTGAAGAAAAAGACGTTAAAGCGATGGGAGAAATTCTAGAACCCGAAGGATACGGGATGATGAGAAAAGACAAAATCAAATCAATTGTTGAACCTCTTCCAACTCCTAAAGACAAAGAAGCGGAAGTTGAAGATCTTCTTTCCGAATCCGAAATGGAAATGGAAAAGAAAGCAGAATATGCCGCAAAAGAAAAAGCAAATTATGATCGCATTAAAAAACAGGGCATGAGTGACCAAGGCATCGTTTCCCCAGAGGAACTCGTTGCCGCTGGCAAAAAGGTTTACCGCAAAGTTAAATCTAAAGTTAAGTCGATGATGGAATAAAATATGGGAGGAGCAACCAGCGCATCAAGTGGATTAGCAGTGTCTCAAAAAACAGACGCTTGGAACCCTAATCCAAAAGACACAAGGTCAGATGGATCACTTAAAGGACAAGGTTGGTTGGGGCCATTAAAACGTCTCGACAATCCTAATGATTCTTCAAGTGAAATATCAATTGGTGTAAACTGGGGAACAGGAGAAAAGGAAATTCCAACCCTTGTCCCCGGTCTCACTCAAGCGGAACAAAACTATTTGTTATCTACTAAAGATATAAATAAAACAAATCCTAACCTATACAAAAACATACAAAACAAAGCAATTGAGTTTGCAATACAAAGAGAAAAGCAAGGATTGCCGTTCTTTAAATAAATATGAAATGGGAAGAATCTGACGCATCACGTCTGCGTGACTACGATAAGAAAACAGGAAATCGATTGCGTTTATATTTACGCACTCGAATTCCATTCATAACGGAATGTTCCGTCGAAGGGGTTGCAATGCAAGCCATGCTCAAGCAAGGTTTTGAAATGGCATTGCGAGAAATCGAAGATTGCGTAAACTCTTCAAATGATAACGCTGATCCCAGCGCAGGAAATTTCACGTCAATGTGACGGAAAAAGCAGGTAGTATTTACGTCAAATTATATGGCAGAAATCAAACCAAGATTCAGCAAAACAATCACTAACAAAGCAACTGGACGCACACGGACAGTTGAATACGGGCAAGCAGGAAAAGCTAAGGATGGTAAGGATCGAATTCGACCCGGCACTAAAAAAGGTGACGCATACTGTGCTAGAAGCGCAAACATCAAAGGTGATTGGAAAGATGATCCAAACTCTCCCAACAATCTTTCACGGAAAAAATGGAAGTGCCGTGGTGAAAAGTCAATGAAGTAAATTAACAACAAATTAATAAATCTATGGAAAACGAAAACGAAAAAGCAGAATCCAGTGTTACTGGATACGGAAACCCATCATTGGACGCAGATCCAATCGATGAATCAACGGAATCGCATATCGATGCATTGCTAGACGATGCATTGAGCGGGGTTGAGCCAGTGTTCGCAGAGGAACCTCAATCAAGCGACACTGAGGAAATCGAACCAATTGAGGAATCAGTTCAAGAGAATACGGAACCAACCGAAACTACAGAAGCACCTGTAACTCCAGAGGTCGAACTGGATCCAGAAATTGCGTCAATTGAGCAACCTCGCAATCTTTCGGAGGTTAATCGTTCTAACTGGCGCAAGTTGCAAGAAACAGCAAGCACATACAAGAAGCAAGCGGAGGAAGCAGAGCAACTGCGTCAACGTGTTGTGGAGATGGAATCGCGCCAGCAGGAGTTTAAAGCACCTGATGACTACGATGAATTGAAGAAATTCCGTGCAATCTTCGACATTAAGAATGATCCAGAATTCCAATCGAAATACAATCAACCGATTCAGTCTGCCAAAGAAAACATCTACAATATCCTTCGTAAAAACGGAGCGAGCGAAGATGTCATTGAGTCGATTGAAAAAGCGGGTGGCCCAGATGCAGTCGATCAATCATGGTGGAAGAATAACGCAATTGACAAGTTACCACTCACCGATTCGGAGCGTCTAAAGCGCAACCTCGTTGATGTTGTTGATCTCAAAGAGAAGCAAGAACAAGAGATTGAAAATGCTGCACAAAATGCAGAGCAGATTCTTGCTCAACGTGAGCAGGAAAAAGGGCAATGGTATCACAAAGAGGTTGAGCAAA